CGGTGAACCAAACAGTCAAGCAGCATTTGACAACACCAGTAACTTTAATGATACATACACATTCGACGAACTGGGTCTACGCAGTTGGACAGGCACAGTTAACACGGGTAAACTGCTTACACATGTTGTGTTTCACCCGGTACAAAAGAGTTTAAACAGACTAATACAAATTGATTACACAGTTAGAATTCAAACACTGACTAATTTAAGCAGTATATAATATGCTTAGTTAATAAAGTGGATAAATAATACTAACGAATATATGCGGAGCAAATAAAGATGGCTTATACAGTTAACAAAACCGACGGTACTATTCTTGCAACAGTAGCAGACGGTACTATTGATACAACCACAGATCTTACACTTATTGGTAAGAACTATGCTGGTTATGGTGAGTTCTTTAACGAGAACCTAGTAAAGTTACTGGAAAACTTTGCTAACACTAGCGCACCAGCAAGTCCTATCGCAGGTCAAATGTGGTGGGATAAAACAAACAACTTACTAAAAGTTTACACAGGCACAGCATTTAAAACTGTTAGTAGCAGTACAGCAAGTGCAAGTACTCCTTCAGGTAGTGTCACTGGTGACCTTTGGTGGGATACAACAAACGGACAATTGAAAGTATACAATGGATCAAGTTTCACAACTATTGGTCCATCATTTACAAGTGGTACAGGTACTTCAGGTGCGATTGTTGAAACAGTCACAGACAGTGGTGCAACAGACCACGTTGTTGTTAAACTTTATACAAACAATACACTGGTTGCAACAGTCAGTAAAGATACAGCATTTACTCCGCAGGCTGCTCTTTCAGGTTTTGCAACTATTAAGCCAGGTATTCAACTTTCAACAGCAATTACAGGAAACAAGTTCCAGGGCACAGCAACAGACTCAGATGCACTTGGTGGTGTAGCTGCAGCAAGTTACTTGCGTAGTGATGCTAGTGACTCAACAAGTGGCGTACTAAGTGTTCTTAACGATACTGGAATGGTTGTTGGTGTTGACAGTGATCTAACAATTGGTGTTAGCGGCAGTGACGTAAGTATTAGTAACGCAACATCAGACGGCGATATTCTTATTAAAGTTAATGACGGCGGCGTTGTTTCAACTGCAATGACAGTTGATGGAGCAACAAACAGAGTGCTTGTAGCAGGCGCACCAACAGACAACTTGGGTGTAGCAACTAAAGCATATGTTGACAGTGCAGTTTCAGGCAGTGGCGCATTACCAGTAAGTGGTGGCACAATGACAGGAGACATTCTTGTTAGTGGCACAGTAAACTTTGGTTCAAGCGGCAACAGAATTACAACGGTGTTTGCTACAACATTTAACGGAACATCAACTGCCGCACAATATGCTGACTTGGCGGAAAACTTCCGTCCTGACAACAGTTACACTCCAGGCACAGTAGTAGCACTAGGTGGTGTAGAAGAAATTACAGCAGTAAATGAAGAACTTTCTGATAGAGTTTTTGGTGTTGTAAGTAGTCAACCAGCATACTTGATGAACAGCTCACAAGAAGGCGGAGCACCAGTTGCTGTGGCAGGACGAGTTCCAGTGCGTGTTATTGGACAGGTAAATAAAGGTGATCGTTTAGTGAGCGCAGGCAATGGAGTTGCAAGAGCTGCTGGCGAAGAAGAATCAATCAATGCATTTAACGTAATTGGTAGATCAATTGAAACAAAGACAACATTCGATGAAGGCACTGTGGAAGCCTTTGTAACTATTAACTAACGGAGATATAACAAATGGCATACGCAACGGGCGATACAATCCTAGACAATCACTACAATGATTTTGCCACAAGTGTAAACGCATTGTGGGGGCAAGGAACAAGTGACCGAGGATACGGCGAAACAGGCACAACAGTTGCAACTGTTAGTGCAGGAACAACCATTACTGCAGCACAGTGGACAACACTATTAGCCAGAATTAATAGTATGGCATCGCATCAAGGCTCGAGTATTACTAGTATTACAAATCCAAGTGCATCTGATACCATTGAAGCATATACTGCACTAAGCACAAATATTAGTACAATTGACACAAATAGATTGAATGTTGCTACACGTCAAAGTGCAGCGAACACAAACAGAGACAACACAAACACATTTACAGGCACACTTACATTTACTCACAAGTGGGCATGGGGTAGTGAAGATCAAGCACGTTACTTCTTTAACGCAGGCGGACGACTAAGCATTAGTGGTTCACAGAGTGGACACGGTAGTGACAGTAAAGGTAACGAATGGGCAAACTTGCTTACAGCGGCAGGTACATATCAAGTTACTGCACAAACAGGTGGAAAGAGTGGCGGTTCAGGCACGCCAGATACAAACCTTACTACTACAGCAGGCTACTATGATTTAACAAGTTCATATCTCACAGTGTTTAAGCAGTTTGAAGATACAGGCCCATACACAACAAACTATGTACAGTGGCAACTACGCACACAGGACAGTGGCGCAAGTGTAGAAACAAGTTGTACATGGGTTGATGCAGCGGCTGATGATGTCGGTTTTAACAAATCAATCTACAACGTGCAGGATCAGGTTGAAGGCACACATAGAATGACATTTGGTTATGAAAAGCATGATACAACATACGTTGCAGACAACGGTGGCACAATCACTGAAACAGGTACAGCAACAGGTTCATAATAAACCTTAACATTTTAACTATTGACAGGCGCTTATGCGCCTGTTATAATATCAACTATGGACAATCTAGAAACTTACGCTCGCGAAAGATTCGAGCTCAATAGACAAAAACAAACACTTCGAGAACAACAACAGCAAAGACTCACTGTTACATATAATGGTGGGCTCTTCCGTGTGGATATGACATTGCTTAACTATTTGTATATGAAAAATGCAAATGCAGGCTTGTTTAATCAAAGCACTAAATGTATTATACCAGACAGTTATGATACACCCATTGAGATTGATTGTGTAGAACTCGTACAATTGTGTGAACAACGATGGAACGAAGTACACAATGACTGGTACAATGAATACCAAGAACTAAAAACAAAACGCAAAGCAGGTGATGTCTCTGTCTAAAGGTGTTTTAATTCTTTACAGTGAAAGTGCGCAGTTAGACTATAAACGTCTAAGTGAAACATGCGCACGACTTGCAGAGAAACATTTGGATGTTCCTGCCAGTGTTATTGAAATACACCCCACACAACGAAACTTTCGCACATTTCGTTATCCCAATGGAGAACTTGAAGGCACAGAATGGAACAATATAGGACGCTATAGTGCTTATGAACTTAGTCCTTATAATGAAACTATACTGTTAGACTGTGATTACATGGTGCAAAACAATACACTTGCAAACTACTTTAATAGTGATCATGATTTTATTTGTCATAATTCAAGTTGGGATGTGACCGGTAATGAGGTTTTTAGACATGACAAGTACATGGCACAGAATTGGTTTGAAATGCGCTGGGCAACTGTTTTGTATTTCAAAAAGACACCACCTGCAAAATATATTTTTGATACCTGGCGCAAAGTATACGAAAATTATGCATACTATGCTGATTTGTTTGGTTTTCGCAAAACACCATTCCGCAATGACTTTGCAATGAGTATTGCGCATCAAATTTGCAACGGGTACGCAAATACCAGCACATTTGATTATGCATTGCCTGCACTCAGTAGCAGTGACAGTGTACTTGACTATAACGATGGACGCTGGTTGTTAAAATATCAATACAAAGAATCACATAATGTTATGCGCTATACAGGCGATTTGCATGTAATGAACAAGCGTAGTTTATTAGAAGTGGCAGATCAACTATGAGATCAAAAACTTGTGAACAAGGCTACTTGACTTTTGCACAAGGTGCGCAGTATTTACAGTGCGCATATTTGCTTGCACTCAGTGTCAAAACTTACTGTAAAATAAATGCATTTGCAGTTGTAGTTGATGAAGCAACTACTGTGCCAGAACAAATGCACAAAGTTTTTGATGAGGTCATTACTATTCCTACAATGGCGCCATTTGCTAATGAATGTTTAGCATGGGAACTTACACCTTTCAAAGAAACATTCAAAGTAGAAAGCGACATGCTTATAACAAGCAACATAGATCATTGGTGGACAGGTGTTAGACTTAAAGATGTTTGTTTTACTACACAAGTGCGTAACTACCGAGGAGATGTAGTAGAAGACAAACATCACAGACGTATGTGGCATGAAAACAATCTATGCAATGCTTACAACGGCTTTATGTACTTTAGACATTGTGTAGAAACAAAACAGTTTTTTGATACCTGCAAAACTGTATTAGCAAACTTTGATCTATACAAATCAACTGTGCTAAGTAATTGTAGACACAACACTGCAGATACAGATGTGTTTATGAGTATTGCCGCAACTGAATTGGGCAGTAAACAATTCTATATTCCAACATTAGATTATCCTACATTTACTCATATGAAACAACATATTAACAACTTTAGTACAGATGACTGGCGAGATGCGTGTCATTGGACACTAACGGATGATATGATTTTTTGTGTTAATGGATATGCACAAACTAGACCTTTTCATTACTTTCACAAAGACTTTTGTACACCAGAATTAATAGCGAGATACGAACATGGATTACAGCACCTTTTTTGAAGTAGCAGATCAAATGCAAACACAGCCTGTGCGAAAAAGTCATAAATTGTATTATGATGAAAACGGTGCTATAATCAATATTAGTTACGATGTGTTGGATGGTGAGTATATCGAAATCACAGAAGATGAGTACAGTATGTGCTATCAAAAACGCACAGATTACAAAGTTGTTGACGGTAAATTAGAATTCACGCCACCTAAACAACGTACATGGAATCTGTCACAAGAAGAACTAGCGAGAAATCCTTATGTCAAAAGTTGATGTTGCAGATTTAGATTGTGTTTATCTAAGTTACGATGAACCAAAGAAAGAAGAGTTTTGGGTAAAAATACAAAACATGATACCATGGGCAAAGCGTGTTGATGGTGTAGAAGGCAGTGATTCTGCACACAAAGCGGCGGCAGAAGCGAGTGACACGGAACGGTTTATTCTTATCGACGGTGACAACTTACCTTATCCAGAATTTTTTGATATTACTCTCGACATTGAAGAAAAACATCAGGACTGTGTATTTCGCTGGAAAGCAGTGAATCACATAAACGGATTAATGTATGGCAATGGTGGATTAAGTTGCTGGACTAAAGACTTTATATATAACATGCGCACCCACGAAGCAAGTGATGGTAGTGATGACACAGCAGTAGAGTTTTGTTATGATCCCAAGTATCTAGCAATGAACAATGTGTACAGCACAACATATCCCAATGGCAGTGCTAAACATGCATGGCGTGCTGGATTCCGTGAAGGTGTAAAGATGTGCTTGCGTAATGGCGCCAAACCAACACTTGAAGAATTTGAGGATATGATACACCGTAGTAATTTTGACAGACTAAGCGTTTGGCATAATGTTGGTGCAGATGTAGAACACGGTATTCATGCAATTAATGGTGCAAGGTTAGGCACATACAAAACAATGCTTACAGACTGGGACTTTACAGAAGTGCAGTGGTTTGAAAATTTGGATCGTATATATGAAGAACCTGTTGATATGCCAGTTGTAAATGGAGCACTTATGTCTAGACTGGGATTACCTATGCTAAACTTAGGCAGTAACGAAAGTAAATTTTTTAAAAAATATTACGCACAAACATATTGTCCAGCAAAGCCAATGACACTTGAAATAGATGCAATTAGAAGGCATGAAGGCTGGTGAGCGATTATTTTAACGATGCTGTTATAGCAAAACATAAACTTGCAACAATAAGTGATAGTTTTTGTTTAGCAAAATGGAAACAGGTAAGTTTACATTTAACAACTGGACATACAAACAGTTGTTATCATCCACCATTGCATCCTATACCCGTGGAACCGCTTGCATACAATCCAAGTGCGCTACACAACACAGAACACAAAAAACAAAGTCGTAGAGAAATGATGCAGGGCACGAAGTGTAGTGACTGTAATTATTGTTGGAACATAGAAGCACAAGGTAACATGAGTGATCGCCATTATCGCAGTGGCGAGCCTTGGGCTATGGAAAGTTTTGACGAAATAGTAAATAATCCAGAAGCGGATGTAAATCCAAGTTATGTGGAGGTAAATTTTAACAATGTTTGTAACCTGGCTTGTAGTTACTGTAGTCCTCAGTTTAGCAGCATGTGGACCGCTGAAGCAAACGAACATGGAGCATATCCAACCAAAATACCACACAATGACCCTGCCCACTTCAGGGGGAGCAGGCGTGCTATCCCAAACAGAGAAGAAAACCCCTACAGAGAAGCGTTCTGGAGATGGTGGCCCACGCTATACTCCTCTCTAAAACATTTTCGTATGACAGGTGGCGAACCCACTATGGATCCAAACACATACCGTGTGTTTGATTATGTATTGGATAATCCTAAACCTGATCTGCATTTAAACACAACAAGTAACTTTAGTGTGGATCAACGTGTATGGAAAAAGTATAAAGGCTATGTACAGCGGCTATGTGAAGGGGAACAGATCGAACACTTCATGCAGTTTGTAAGTTTGGACACATGGGGAAAGCAAGCAGAGTATATACGTCACGGATTGGACTTTGATCTAGCGATAAATAGATGTGAAGAATTCATTCGAGATGTTCCTTACAGAAGCAGTTTGACGTTCATTATTACAATGAACAATCTAAGTATACTTTCCCTCAAAAAACTGTTAGAATATATTGTATACTTGCGTAAAACATACACCGATACATACCAACGTGTATGGTTTGATACTCCGTTACTGTACACACCTGAGTGGCAAAGCATGCAAATACTGCCAATGGAATATCAAATAGTCTTGCAAGAATGTATACGCTACATGGAAGATAACATGCATGAAATGCATGGCTTTAAAGACTATGAAGTACTTAAAATGCGGCGTGACTTGGATTGGATGTTGCAAGGCACAACAGACGTAGAACGTAAACGTGCAGACTTTTATAGATTCTTTAGTGAACATGATCGCAGACGCGGTACAAATTTTTTAGAAACATTTCCAGAAATGAGTAGTTTTTGGCAACAGTGTGAGTATTATGCAAACAGATCTAATATTTAAAGTAA